GTACCGAGAACCTACGCTATCTTTGAACTTGGCCTTTGTTCTAAATAACGGCTACCCTTCTGCCTTGTCATTAACGCTCGTAGGGTCATTGCTAAGTGTAGTGCGTCTACCATTCCGCCACCTGACTATTTTTATTGAATATAAACTACCTCATCTAAATTCAAAATTAAAAGTAACTTTCCATTTTGGTCAGAGAATGTTTGAAATTTACCACATCCTTTAACAATACGTTCATTCAATATTTCACCAATTTCTTTAATAATTTCTATTGATGCCCCGTTCTTAAAATAAATTTTCATAATTTTAATTGTTTAATTGTTTTGTAATCAGGACAGGACTCGAACCTGTATTAAGTAGCAACAGAATGTACAACATTCAAGCTTTACAACCTTTTGAGTAACTTAATTGACACCAATTCCGCCACCTGACTGTAAAAAATCCCCCAAATATAAAAAATTTGAGGGATTTATTTATTTATTTTCTAATGCCCTTGAACCTTACAAGATATTCTTTATAATCGTTTGAAGGTTGATAGAAATACTTGTTTCTTTCTATTTTCAACCTCTTGTTGAGAGAAGATTGGGCAAATATATCTCTCATGAGTTTTGTAAATCTGTCTTCTTTTGGTTCCCATACTAATAGTGTGTTTGATTTGGGAAACCATTTTGTGCTGTAAACTAATGTTGCGTTCATGATGTGTGGGTTTTAAATGATGATTAATTTTCAAGGAACTCAATTGATTCTGGGCTTCCTGTGAGCTTTTTATAAATAACTTGTGCTTTAGCAGCCTGAACAGCAGTTTTATATCCTGATAGAGCTAATGCTGCTACTTTTAAATCTTTATTTTTTTGGAACATATTGTTCAACTGATCACCTATGTCTCTTGTTACATTGATGATGTCTGTAACTCCGTTTGTTTTAATTACTTTTGCCATTGTTTTTGATTTTAATTTTTGATTAAAGATTTAATTTGTCTTGTTAAATTTACCGATTTTATACCTAGTTCTAATAATTCAGGAGTTAGATGTTTTACTGAAATCTTCATATTTAGAGCAATCTTAGAAGGAATATTTAATTCTCTGTATTTTTTATGCAATGCTGCTTTTTTTAATGGGTACATGTCTCCATACTCACTATAATCGTATTTTCTACTTTTTATACATTTTTTCTTTATTTTTTCTTTTACGACAACATCCCAATTTTTAAAATCCTCTATTGTGTATCCCTTATTTAACATTCTTACTTTTTTAGCACGTTCTTTTGAAGGTAGATCTTTAAGTTCTAAGTATTTAAACTTTTTCATGCGTGTTTGAGCTCTACCTATTTTCTCTGCATTTTTTTGATATTCCTCTAAAGAGATATTTAATTCTTTAGCTCTTTTTTCTTGTTTAAGTAATAATGTTTTTTTTGAATTACAAGTTTTGCATACACTTTTAAGAGAAATACAATCTTTTTTCAAAACATACCCATATCTATCTATTGTACCAGCTTTAGTTACTTTCTTATAAAAATATTCTAATGTAGCAGGAAATTCTTTTTTACAATAACCGCATATTTTTATTTTCATAATATGTAATTTTAAATAATAAAAAAGCCCCCAACATTTCTGCTGAGGGCATAACACACACACCATAAAATTAGTCCATATATACAATCTGCTTACCATGTAAACAGCTCACTCTAAACTGTTTGCACCATTCTTCAAACGAAATCCTTTTTTCTGGAAATGTGGACTTAAATTTTGGAATGTGAATTGATGTCTTTTGTTTTTTGGCTGGTTTGCCAAAGATGAACTCTGTAATCAATGTCATAATATTTAATTTAGTTATCAAATTCTTCTTCCTCTTCGTAATATTCTTCATCATCATCATATTCTTCTTCTTCTTCATCTGTAACATATCTCATCACCATTTTTTCTGCATATATAACAGGAACATATTCTCCTTCTATTTCATCATATTCTTCCATTTCTAAATCTACATACCCATCATAATCATTGAATATGTTATTTATATGTGAAATAGAGATGTCAGAAAGCTCATCAACATGATCTCCTTCATCCCACCATCCTATTTGTTCAGGAGAAGCTAAAATATTCCCTTGGTCATCTATTATGTAAAGCTCTACAGGATAGCCATGTTGCTGTAAGAAAGATTCCTCATCCTGAGGCACCCTGTCAAGAGCAAATAGTTCAATCTGCTCTTTAGGAGTGCCTTTGTGAAGGATTTGGAGGAATAACATGCCTGGTTCCAATTGTAAAGGTTTATAAGATTTAATTACAACCTCTGTTTCATACCACATAGTTAAACAGTTTTTTGTTTCCCACCCATTGTTCTTGTGGGTTTAGTGTACAAATATAAAGCTCTATATATCCAGAAACAACAGTTTTACCTGTAAATGTAACAATGTTGTTTGAAACAAGAAAATCAAACATTCCCTCATTTTCTGAATAGTCTTTTATAAGCACCTCTTGGTGGTATTTCACATCTAAATCAGGCAGATTTGCTGTTGGAACAGAATACGTAAGTCCATCTTCAGCATCCACCAGCCTGATGATTCTTCTGCCAGAAGGATAGTGTCCTAAACTGACAACCAGCTCATGGTTTTTAAATTGATAGTTCATCATCGTATAATGTGTCTTTTTTTACAGGTTTTCCCTCCTGTGTTTGCAGCTCTGTAAGGACTATATGTTGTAACACAAGAACAGAGCATTGTTACAAAAAGCGTTGAAATAATAACTTTTTTCATTATTCTTCGTCATTTAAATCCCCTTCATCAATAACAATAATTTTACTAAGGATGAAGAAGTTATTAATTAATAATAATGCCCAGAAAATCTTAGTGTAAAGACTTTCTTCAGCATGAGTGTAAAGAACTATCCCACCTATTGTAAAGGCGATAGATAATGTTGCCCAAATTTTCATAACTAATTGATTTTAAATGGTTTATTCAATTTCTGTGTAAACTGTGTAGATTCTATCATTAATATGTTCTACACTTTCAGGCCTCCAGCCAAGAACAGTTTCCCACCAGGAATGAAATTGGTTATAAAATTCTCTTGTAGGTAGATGAATGTTGTTGAATGTAAATTCACGTAGAGAATTAAATTGTTCATCTGTCAATGTAACTCTTTGTGTTTCAATGTCTTGCATGTTATGTGTGTTTAAAATTATCCCTTCTTCTAAACCTAATAGGCAAACTCAGAAGGACAATAAGTTTTCATTCATTGTAGTCAGGACAGGATTTGAACCTGCATCAGACGAGATGGATATCCAGTAACTCGTTGCTTTAGCCAATTACGCCACCTGACTATATTCCCCTCTGCACTCAGTTGTAATACTTCTTACTACAGCTAACTTTATTTTGCTATTCAGGTATTACAACTGTCTCACCCTTGGGAAGTGAGTTATGGTGCATTAAAAGGAAAGGAAGATTTTTAGTCTTCCTTTCCAAAAAACATTGGCATAGGATCGTGTGAATCAACAGAAGATACATATGCCAAACTTATACTGATTGCATACAATGTATAAATCAGAACAAAAGGCGTGCTCTGTATACATTCTTTATAGCCAAAGCTAAAAGCTGTTACAAGCATAAAGAACAATACAAGACCAAAAGGAATGGCTAAATAGATGAGCCAGTTAAGAATGTGAATGAATGATTTCATGTTATTTTTATTTATTTGTTACTTTTATTTCTAAAGAATTGTTATAACTGTATGAAACGATTGTAAAAAGAGCCTTATTACAGGCTCTTATAACTACCATCAAAACAAGAATACTCTTCATACTCCTCCATAAACTCTTCATGAGCATTTCTCCAATCAGCCTCATTGAGCAATTCCTGAATATCATCAGATGTCTGCATTACACAACCATTAGGACATTCCATCCATGTAGCATAAAGCATAACTACAAATCTATTCTGAACACTAACAAGTGCATATTCTTTCATAACAATTGGTTGCCTGTATACAGGCTTTTTGGTTAATGAATGCTATATTTATGCCTTGAACAGCAATATTTAAAGAATGAACAAATACATATAAAAGGATGTAATGGGATGTACACCTACTGCATTATACTTAAAAAGATATATAAAAGGTAAGTGATTACACTTAGTTTAGGTATTATTTCCCACCCTATGTGCTTATCACCCACCCTTTATATATGAAAGAAGGGCCCGAAGGCCCTATCTTTAACCAATTAGCTCTTCAAGAGCCACTGCTTGAGGAGCATATTGCTCAATAGTGATCTTTTTAACCTCAACCCAACCTGCAGAAGGTAAACCAACAAAGAAACCTTTCTCACCGTGAAACACTGGAAAACCAGCAACGTGATTTAATGTCACTTTATTATCACGAAACAAATCAGTGAGAGTTGGTGACATGATTAAAACTTGTTCAGCAACCTTGCCTGTAGCAATGTTTCTCATCATGAGAGAAGCACGGCGTGCTCCATTTTTGCTGTGTTTAACTGGTAAGAACTCAAAATCTTTAAAGATTTCTTTAACTGTACCAATTGAGCTGTTACCTTGAGATTGTTCATCACGGTAGGTAATTGTCTGAAGAATTTCTTGAACGTTTGTCATAATTTTACGTTTTTGATGTTAATAATACGGGGAGTATGTCAACTACCCCAAACTTCGGTGGGGTTTCTGTTGGGATTAGTCTCCCCTCCCATGCATATAATAGGTGGGGGGATTGTCAGGGAACAGGTTGGTATAGGGGGGCTTTTTGGAAAGTTATCCCCTGGTAAAAAATTTTTTTGGAAATGTCATATGTTCTCCTGTAACTTTGGGGCGGATGGGTGGGGAAGGATATTCTTTAGAAGGAATGAAAAATTGAATGCATAATATAGCATTTGTTAGAAAAAAGGTTAGTTGTTGTGTTTGACAATTGTCTATCTTTGTGTTAATTACAACTAAATTATGGAACCAACGAATAATAAGCCTGTAATAGTTCAAAAGCTTAGGAAGATGGATGGTGATATTCTTTCTAAAGCAGAGAGGTATTATTCTATTCTTTCTGCTGTTAATGGGTTGAAACTTACAGAAAGGGAGATACAGCTCATAGCGTTTGCTGCTGTTAGGGGGAATATTTCTTATGGTAATATAAGGAAGGATTTTTGTGAGAAGTATAACACTTCCTCAGCTACGATTAATAATATTATTTCTAAGCTCAAGAAAATCAATGTGTTAGTGAAGGAAGGCGGGAAGGTGAAGGTGAATGGTGTCATTACGTTGGATTTTACGAAGGATGTTAAACTGGAAATAACGCTGACAAATGGATAAACCAATTTCGCTTTCCGTAAAGGATTATATTATTAGGAAGATGGCGGTGAAGCTCATGGTGAGTGAGAAGACGATTGACACAGTGATTAGCCATCAGTTCAGTTCTGCTAACGAGGCTCTTAAGAGTAATAATAGTGTGGAGATTTCTGGGTTTGGAAAGTTTCTTTTTAACCAGAAGAAGGCCAACAAGAGGATGGAAAAGATGCTTTCTCAGAAAGCTTATTTTCAGAGTGTAATAGACAATCCAGAAACGTCCGAACAGAAGAGAGCTTCTACACAGACAAAGCTTACAAATATTCTTATAAATATTGAAGCCTTAAAACCAAAGATGAACAACGATGAAACTGTCTGAAATTTATGAAGGGTGGAGAAACAAGCTTGTTCCCCCAGCACATTTGAAGAAGGTGATAGAGGAAACGACGAAAGAGAGAATGAATGTATGTATGGGATGTCCTCATTATTCTGAGAATGCCAAAAAGAATGGATATAAAACAATAAGAACAGACATACATTGTTCTGATTGTGGATGTACATTGTCAGCAAAAACAGCATGCCTGTCTTGTGAGTGTCCTGTGAATAAGTGGAAAGCTGTCCTGTCCCATGAACAACAACAAGAAATTGAAAAACAATGGAAGAAAATAAAGGAAAAAAAATAGTTTTGCGTAAGATTCATTTAGAGTCTTTCATCGAAGTGCTCCAGGAGCTGTATGAGAATGGTGTGGATTATGTTGATTTACATGGAACAAACGATGAGGAGCAGGACAGTATAGACATTTCTTTTAAGAGAGAGTATACGGTGTTTAAAGACACAAGTGGTAAAGAAGAAGAGGAAGAAAATGAGAACGAAGACATTTCTCCTAAAATAATCACTAAACTATCAGATGACAATTTAAACCAATTATTATGAACCCTGTTATTGAAGCCTGGATTGTAATTGAGAAGCTTGCAGCTTTAGTTGCCACTTCAGGTGTTGATGAAAAAACCAAAGAACTTGCAAATGAACAAATCCAAAACATGTTAAGAGATGTGGTGGCTCCCTCACTATCTAAACTCTCTGCATCCAGTGTTGGATTGATTGTTAAATAGAACAGTTATGAGCAGAAAACCAAATCACTTTAATAAACTACTGGCTCTACTGATAGATCTTCACAAAACCTACCCAAGTTATAATATGGGAAGGCACATCTCTACAGCTCTTGCTGATTACGGAGATTTCTGGGGAATAACAGACAGGGAACTCTTTTTTGCGTTGAGTAAGTATAAGGCACAGCTTGATATGGATGTTCCACATACAGACGATGAAGAAGTGGATGAGATTATTCAAGAAGCTATGAACCTTGAGAACATTCTAAAAGAAGAAGATAATGGCGAGTATTAAAAAAACTACATATATAAATACAGAGCTTGACTGGGCTGAGCAACAGCTCACATCCTGGAAAGCTTATGTAGATGCCAATCCCCTTCATGAACTGAAAGATAGGATTGAATGGAAACCTACAGCTAAAGGAGGAATGCTCCCTATGGTGATTGCCTCTATAGAAGCTCAGGGAAAGTTTATACAGGAAACTATGAAGAACTACTTAGCCCTGCTTGAAGTGGTGGATAAGTTGCGTTCTGCAGAAGAGGCAAAGGTGGAAGTGAGAGGTAAAGGAGAGCTCAGCTCTATGGCTGAAGATTTCCTTAAAAGCAGAAAATAATGAGTGCATTGCAATCTATAGATTATAAAGATTGGTATATAAATCAGAAACGTATTCCTGACAAAGATTCTTCTGAACATAAATCCTTTTTCAATTTCCACAAAGAACTGTGCCTGAATGGGGCTATGATGAATGGGGTGTACATTAATCCCTTTCTCTATTGGCACTTGAACATCTGGCATACAGAGGTGGATGTTATAGATGAACGTGGAAGAATCTCACAGAAGTATGCCAATCCCTTGCTCAGAGACAACGAATGGATTGTAACAAATGAGATTGATAAGTCTCAACAAGAGAAGAAAGGGTTGGTGATATTAGGAATCAGACGTTTTGCCAAGTCTGTATTAGAAGCTTCTTACATTGGATGGGGAGCTACATTTGATGAAAACTCCCAGAACATTATTGCTGGATTGAATGCTCCAGATATAAAGCTGATTACAGACAAGCTTGATAAAGGACTCAACTTCCTTCCAGAAGCTTGGAGGTGGCAGAGAATAGAGGACAACTGGAAGAATCAGGTGACACTTGGTATTAAAACAAAATCAGGAGAAAGGATTCCGTATTCTCAAATCCTCATCCGTAACCTTGATGAAGGTAATAACGAGGAAGCTATTGCTGGTACAAAACCTCGTAAATTAATTATAGATGAAATTGGTAAGGGGAACTTTCTTAGAGGTTTCCAAGCAGCTGTCCCTGGTTTCACAACACCGTTTGGTTGGGGATGTTCTCCAATTCTTACGGGCACTGGGGGTGATATGAAAAAGTTTATGGACGCTAAGTCCTTGATGTTTGATGTAGACAATTTCAACTTTCTTACATATAATAATGAGAAAGATGATAAGCGTATACATGGACTATTCATTTCCTATAAATATAGGATGGAGGCTAAAGAACCCTCTACACTTGGGGACTACCTCAACAATCCTGCTCTCAAAGAAATTCCAATGCTGGTGAGTAATGAAGAGAAAGCTCTTAATATCACCAACTCCAACCTGGAAAAACTTAAAAAAGCTGGAGACAGAATAGCCTATCTGAAAGAAAAGATGTACTATCCCATAGAAGTGGATGACATATTTCTTAATGAAGATACAAACATATTTGATATTGAAGCTGCTAAACGTCAGAAGTTTAGGCTTATGCAACAGGAGAGAACAGGTGTTCCTGTTATTCTGTTCAATGATGGAGATAAGATAGCACATCAATTCACTGATAAACAGCCTATTACAAACTTCCCTTTAAAGAACAGTGATTTAAAAGATGCTCCTGTTGTAATATATGAGTTTCCTGTGGAGAGTCCTCCTTATGGGCTTTATGTTGCTGGGGTCGATCCTTATAGACAGGGAAAATCAGCATACAGTTCTTCTCTTGGAAGTGTGTATATTTACAAAAGAATGCACGATCTTACAGGAGAGAAATATCAGGATATGTTCGTAGCTTCGTACTGTGCAAGACCTGATAAGAAGGAAACATGGGAAGAACAGGCCAGACTTCTCATTAAATATTACAATGCTCGTACCCTTTGTGAGAATGATGACATATCGTTTATTGAATACATGAAATCTAAAGGAGATGCACATTACTTGGAAAAGCAGCCACAGTGGCTTATGGAAGTGGTACCAAACACCACAGTTAAACGTGAATATGGTGTACACCGTTCAGCACAAAAAGTGATAGACTATTTACACAACTGTCTCAAGAAGTATATGGAAGAAGTGGTGTATAAAGAGACAGATGAAAATGGTAATGTTACAAAAGAAGTGACAGGAGTGAGTAAGATATTTGACCCTGTTCTTCTGGAAGAAATAATACAATACAATGATCAGGGTAACTTTGACCGTATTGTAGCAGCAGAATTAGCTATTGCCCAAGCTATTAAGATGGACCCCATTCTTGGAAAGGTGGGAGGATCTGGAGATGATAGGGTGGCAGCAATGTTTGCAAAGAAATCTAAAAACACCTTGTTTACAGAATCAAGGGGAATGTTTAATACAAGAAAACGTAAATTGTTTACATAATGGCAATAATTAGGTATACCAAAGATGCAACAATACGCTATGCGTATTTAAATATATTTCCAGATCAATTTAAAACTGAGAAAGAAAAGAAGGATGAAAGCTGGATAAAGAACACGATGGACTACTTTGCAAACAAGGCTTATGCTGAGTATGTAAAGAACCGTGATACGTTTGTAAAGAACTATGACCTGGTAAAGGGCATTCTCAGGATGGAAGACTTCTATCAAGAGCCTCAGGTGAAGAGTTTTACAGATATGCTTACAGCAGATTTACAGCTTCCTGCGTACGTGAAACATTATTCAATTATCACCACTCCTATTAATAACCTGGTGGGTGAAATCACAAAAAGACCTGACACATATAGAGTGAAGGCATTTGATGATGATAGTAAATCAGAAGAATTACAATATAAGACAGATCTTCTCCAGGGATATATAATGAGCAAAGCTAAATCCAAGATAATGGAAAAGTTTGCAATGGAAGGACAAGAGGAAGAAGTTCCTGAAGAAGAAATTGAACAGATGACAATGGAACAAGTGAAAGATCAACTTGATTCCTATACATCTGTGGCTGAGAAATGGGCAAATCATGTTCTTACAGCTCAGAAAATGGAGTTTAATTTAAAGGAGAAAAGTGAGGATGCTTTCAGGGATTTGTTAATATCATCAAGAGAGTTCTATCATATATATGAAGACAATTCTAAACTTGGCTTTAATATAGAAGTGGCCAATCCTAAGAACACTTGGTTCCTCACCACACCTGATAGAAAGTATATTTCAGATACCACTGGCAGAGCACAGGGTGCATATGCTGCTGGTACAGTGCAGGTGATGGAGCTTTCAGAAATTATTGAAAGTGTTCCAGACTTAACAAAAGAAGAGATTGACCATCTCAGATCATCTCTCCAAGATTATGGATTGATTAATGTTAGAGAGTCCAATTTAGGAAACCCTAACGTTTCTCCAGGTATTGATTCAGTTACATATGATACTTTCGATCCTCTTGTTCTTCAGACAAGGATGATTATTGAAAGTGAAATGAAGGAGAACAATGATGGGCTAAAAGATTTCCTCGGTCTCACATCTAACGTATCATCTTTTGGTTATAAGTATGTAGTGGTGAGAGCATATTGGCTCTCCAAGAAGAAGATAGGTAAACTCATCTATCTGGATGAAGTGGGCAATGAACAATCTGTTCTTGTAGATGAGAGTTACAAATCAGGCACTATGCCTACACAGCAGTCTTTGGAATGGGGATGGATAAATCAGTGGTATCAGGGTATAAAGATTGGTCCAGACATCTATCATGTAAAACCGTTCAAACTTCTCACTTATTGTCCTATTATAGGAATGACTTTTGAGGTGAAGAATACAGAAGCTCGTTCTTTGGTTGATATGATGAAACCTTTCCAGGTGTTGTACAATGTCTGTATGAATCAGCTTTACAAGCTTTTGGAAAAAGAGGTGGGTAAGGTGTATTTAACATCCATCAGACACGTACCTATTCCTAAAGATGGTGATGCACAGGATGCGTTAGATGTTTGGGAAATGGAAGCACGTAACAGAGGTGTTGTATTTATTGATGACTCCCCAGAAAACCTGAAATCTCCAAGTTCATTTAACCAGTTTAGAGATATTGACCTTACAAGAACACAAGAGATACAGTCTCGTTATCAACTTGCTATGCAATTGAAAAATGAGTGTTGGGAACTGATTGGTATTACAAGACAGAGATTAGGTGGTGTAATGGCCTCAGAATCAGCGACAGGTACAAATGCTGCTATACAACAATCATATGCTCAGACAGAACCTTTGTTCATAGCACATGAATATATAATGGGTCAGCTTTATCAGGCAATTATAGATGCTGCCTTGTATGTAGAAAGTCAAAAACCACAGTCCACTCTTTCTTACATTACATCTGAAGGAGAATCTGCTTTTGTTCAGGTGAATGGGTCTGACATCAGATTCCGTGATTTAAAAGTGTTCCCAACTAACAGACCTGAAGATAACCAAATGTTCCAGGAAATCAGACAGCTTTCTCAAGCACTTCTGCAGAACGGTGGTTCTTTACATGATGTTATAGAACTTTACACTACGAAATCTATACGTCAGATGAAGAAGGTGTTCAAAGATCTGAAAGATAGACAAGAAGAAATGCAAGAAAGACAAATGCAGCTTCAGGAACAACAACAGCAAGCACAGCAGGAACAGCAAATGGCAGCTCTTGAACAAGCGAGAGTTATGGCAGCTGAAAAACAAGCCAATGAAAACTACCAAAAAGAGCTTGATAGGCTTTCTAAAGAAAAGATTGCCATCATTCAGGCTACAGGGTTTGGTAATGTGGAATCTGAGGATGTTAACCAAAACGCTATTCCTGATGTATTAGAGATGAGTAAGTTGGCTAATGAAGAGTCAAAGGCTTCAAGAGACTACCAAACAAAGCTTGCAGAAATCAACTCTAAGAACAAACAAGCTGCTGATAAGATGGCTCTTGAGAGAGAGAAGCTTCAGGTGGCTAGAGAAAACCAAGCTAACGATTTAGCAATAGCTAAGGAGAATGCTAAGGGAAGAAACAAAAAACCTTCTAAATAATGTTAGATAGCAATATTCTTATAAGTACAATTGAATGGATAGGGGAAAAGTGGAACAACTACCTTTCCCCAGTTTCCGTATTGAGATGTTATGAAGGAGGTGTCTTATTAAGACTTGGTAAATATAAAAAGGATCTTTCAGAAGGACTTAATTTTAAAATCCCTCTAATTGATGAGATTCACACATGTATAAAAACCATTGATACATTTCCACTAAACCCTATAGACATTACAACAATAGATGGTAAACAGGTGAGCGTGGAACCAATTGTAATGTTTGATATACACGATCCCAAGAAGTACCTGATAGACACAAATGATGCTGCTGGGAATATAAGAGATGTGTCACGTGGAACGATTGCAGACTATCTTACAGACTGTACATGGGAACAGATTAAGGAAAAGAAAACTCTTACAGCTATCAAGAATGCCATCAAGAAAGAATGTGAGTCTATGGGAATAGTTGTTCACAAGGTGTTTTTTGCTAGAGTGGTGACCACAAAAGTGTACACAGTGTTCAAAGAGTAAACAGAATTAGTTATAGTAAAAAATATTAATGCTATATTATTTGGAAAAATCACAAATAATCAGTATAAGTTCTTTGCTATTTAACGATTGAAATATACTTTTACATTAAACCAATAAAAAAACGAACTACATATGGCCGAAAATTTGGAAACTCCCCAATTTAATTTCAGTATTGAAAATACAATGGAGATGGGAGCAGGTAATGCTGAACTTCTAAATGACCTCATGTCTCCAGAAACTGCTTCTAGCAGTCCTGATGATATTAAGGATATTAAAGAAGAAGCTCCTGTAAAAAAGGAACCTGTAAAAGCTGAAGCGAAAGCAAATAGCGAGGATACAGAAAAGGAAGATGCATCAATCTCTCTTCAGAAATTCTTATTATCAGACACTGACAAAGAAGAAGAAGAGGAAGAAGAGGTTGTTACCACTCCTTCAAAAGAGAAAGCAAAACCTGTTGCTTCTGAAAAAGAACCTGAAGAATCTGAAGAAGCACCAGAAGTTACACAATTTGGTGCACTTGCAAATGACCTGTTCAAACTAGGTGTATTTACAAAAGGTGAAGATGAAGAAGATGTTCCTATAACCACTCCTGAAGAATTCCTTGAGAGATTTCAAGAAGAAAAAAGAAAAGGTGCTATTGATGTTGTAAACAACTTCATTGGACAGTTTGGTGAAGATTATCAACAAGCTTTCCAAGCAATCTTTGTAAAAGGAGTTGATCCAAAAGAATATTTCGGCACATACAATAATGTTTTAAACTTTGCTGAGATGGATCTTTCAGAAGAATCAAATCAGGTGAAAGTGATAAAACAAGCTCTTACAGACCAAGGATTTGATCCTGAAGATGTTGATACAGAAGTGGAACGTCTTAAAAACTATGGTGATCTTGAAACTGTAGCTACAAAGCACCACAAGGTGTTGGTAAAAAAAGAAGCAGCAAAGCTTCAGGAAATGGAACAAAGGTCACAGCAAGAGTTACAACAAAGACAAGCTATCAAGAATCAGTATATTAATAATGTACAAACGATTCTTCAAGATAAACTTAAAACAAAAGAGTTTGACGGTATTCCCATCAACCCCAAACTAGTAAACGAACTACAAGACTTCTTACTGGTGGATAGATATAAGACATCTTCTGGAGAAACTATTACAGAATTTGATCGCTCTATCCTGGAGTTGAAGAGACCTGAAAACCATGAAAAAAAGGTTAAGGTTGGACTTCTCCTCAAGATCCTTGAAAAGGATCCCACCCTTTCTACAATTCAAAAGACAGGAATAAGCAAGAAGTCTGATCAATTATTTGGTGAAGTGGCAAGACAAGCATCTAAAACTTCAGTGAAATCAAATAATGGTGGGCAACAGAAGACCAATTCATGGTTTATATAATTACTAACAAAATAAAAAGGATAACAAAATGGCAATTCAAACAATCCCAGGCTTAACTGGTTTTACGTATGCTCGTGTTGCTTCTATGGACAAACGTGCTGTAGGAAAGCTCACCGATGCTAACCACCTGGAATCATTCCACTCAACTGAACCTGCTGACTATGATAAGAAGATCATCAGTCTGTATACTCAGAGTTCTTTGTACAGCAATGACTTCCTGGACATGATTAATAAAAGCACACCTTATTACATTGATAATAATAGTGATGCTTGGAAATGGCAAGTGGCTGTTCCCTACAAATTCCCCAAAATTATTGACATCCCTTCAGCAACAGCTGAATTGAACAAACCAGGTATCGATGGTCAAGAGTTTTCTCTTGTTATTGATACTAATGAGTTCTCTAAGAACGCTATTGTTTCTGTAGGTAGTCGTCAGTATGGTCCTCGTTTCTACGTGGTGAAAGATCCAGTTCCTTGGAACATGGGCTTTTTGTACACTTTCACTTTGGTGACTGATAACCCCACTGTAGATTTCGTTAGCTCTACTTTCTTACAAACTGGTATTGAATTAGAGTTGGTTGATGCTGCAATTGGTGAATTTGACCAAGATTTGTTAGGTCTTCCTCGTTTGGGTGAGAAAATCACAATGTTTGAATCTTTAGGTTCTGCATATGGTTTCGAACACAAAATCACTGAGTGGGCTGATGACAAAATGATGCGTGATGCTTCTGGTAAACCATTAGACATCTTAGTATATGCTCCTCAACGTCGTAATCAATTACCTTTAACTCGTAATGATGTTAAATGGGAACCATTTATTGAGTTCTGGATGCGTAAGTCTATGCTTGAGTTGAAAGTTAAGCGTATGATTTGGAGCAAGCCTGGTACTGTTAAGACTAATGGTAGCAAGCAAGAATTGAAGCGTACTTCTGCTGGTGTATACCATCGTATGCGTAACAACGGTAACTTAGTTCAATACAATCGTGGTGAATTTTCTGCAAACCTGATCCGTTCTGTGTTTGGTGATTTGTTCTATCGTCGTGTTGATGTTAAAGACCGTCGTGTTAAGATGTACACTAATGAAGCTGGTTTTGACGTGTTCCAACAAGCTTTGAAAACAGATGCTTTGAACAGTGGTCTCACTTTCATAGCTGATAGCGGAAATCGTTATTTACAAGGAGAAGGTCAACACATCACTTACAACTTTGCATTCGATGCAATGGTTACACGTGAGACTGGTCGTGTTGAACTGATTCACTTGAAAGAACTTGATCTTCCTCAGAGCAATCTGGAATTTGGTCAGAACAAGAAATCTACACCTGTATTCATGGTATTTGATGTTAGTCCTATGAGCGATGGTTCTTTGGTTAACAACATCCGTGAGGTGCGTATGAAGGGTGCTCCTTCTATGACTTGGGGATATATTGATGGAACTCGTCACCACTTAGGCTTTGCTAAGTCTCAGGGTATGAGCTCTGCTAACAAATTCCCTGGTTATGAAATCTGGATGAAAGACCGTTGTGATGTATTCATTGAAGACCTGTCTCGTACAGTGTTGATTGAAGAAATCCCACAATTCTAATTTACGTTATAGTCTCAGAATTATAACTCTGCTTCCTCTGGAAGCTATAACCTACCGAGAAGAATCTCCCCCCACTAATCAAAAGTGGGGGAGTCTTCTCAAAACTACAGAGATGGGGATTGGGGTGTCTCTCAGTCGCTATGGGGTTCGATCCTCGCATCTCTGCTAAATTAAAACCACAAAAAATAACTACATTATGGGCAAGATTGGGAAAATTTCCACTATTAAGAAAGAGTACAACAACTCTCAACTTCAGACAATGCAAGGTGGCCTTGCGTTAAAAGGTTTAACAAGGATTCCTGGTACAGGTGTTTTCAAGTATCCTTATAAAGAACTTGATGGAACCTACAGAACAGGACTTGATCCTCAAGCATCTTACATACGTAGAATCTCTGATCCTATGGAAAAAGAATTAGAAATTGAACGTGTAACTGCACTTAAACAAAAGTTACAAGATGCTCTTGGAGGTATTGATCTTGGTCCTCGTTCTAAATTCTGGAACTATGGACTTTCCACTTCTACAGAAGACACATTGCATGTTCAACCTGTAAAACTGTTAGATGGAGATAACTATTTTGATCTTAGTATTCCTCTGCAAGAGTTAGCTTTCTCCTGGTTACGTGTTCATCCAACAATTGCTTCTAGCTATCAAGCTTGGGAGCGTGGTGAATATGCTGCTGACGTACAGTTTTATGTAGCTGATGATGAAATTGAAAACGCTGTAATGTTCAAAAAGAAGCAACTTATCAACAAGGCTATTGTCAAGTTTGATAGTATGACTCCTGAGAGAAAGAGAAAAGTGGCTCGTTTGTTAGGACTTCCTGTAACAGATGATACAAAAGAAGAAGTGGTATACAACTTAGTAGATAACGTTCTGAAACAAACTGAGTTTAAGAATGGTAAATATCAGGGACTCAATCCTATTGAAGTGTTTGGCAGATTTGCTGACATGAAGGAAAACTTGCTCCATATTAAAGATTTAGTAAAACAAGCACTTGCACACTCTATATATAGATTGAAACCTAATGGTAAAGTTTATGAAGGAGAGTTTGAAGTGGCAAGAGATGAAGATGATTTAGTTAAGTTCTTGGCAGATGATGATAATCAAGACGAGCTAATCACTCTTGAACAAAAATTAAAAACTAAGAAACTTGCGTCTGTATGATACCTGTAGATAGTTTATTATATAAGATTGATCAAAGACTAAATAAACTATCTACTAATGTACATCAACAGATACAGTTAGAAGATAAGATTTTAGCTTTGAACGAAGCTCAAATTAAGCTGATAAAACAAAAGGTTGATGGGTTTAGCACACTGAGTGGATTGGGACTCGATTCTTTTAAGAAACGGTATGAAGATTTACAAAGTTTAGTTATCACCTATATTAATCAACCTCTTGAATTAAAAGTTAAAAATCCTGAGCTGAATCAATGGTATGCTAAAATAAATGAGCTATCTCCAAAATACATGTTCTATGTCGATAGTTATGTATTAGCAGATAAAGGTAAATGTAAGGATAGAAAGATTTGGATAAATAGAGATTTGGCTAAACATGGTGACTTACAGTTCATTCTGAACAACAACCATTATAAGCCTTCTTTCGAATATCAGGAAACATTCAACTTCCTGTCATCTGATGAAATAAGTATATTTACAGATGGTACATTTACACCTAAAAAGATTTACATATCTTACATGAGATATCCTGTTTACATTGATAAATCTGGATATGTAAAGTTTGACGGAACACCTTCTGTAGACCAAGATTGTGAACTTGAGACATATTTAGAAGACGAGCTTCTGGATTTAACAGTTCAAAACCTTGCTATGTATACAGAAAATCAATCTGCTGTACAAAGTTCACAGATAAGGATTCAAACAAACGAATAAGTTTTTTCACAATTTAAATATAAAACAAAATGGCTGATTTTTCATTAACTACGCTCTTCGTAGTGCCAGTGGGGCAAAATTCATTCCCAACTGGTAGCTCTACGCAGAACCTTACAGCTGGCCAAGTTGGTATCTTTGATAACAACTATGTAGCTACAAACACTCCTGGTAGTGCCCCTTATTTCTACATTGCCCAAGGTAGGGTTAACACTTATTTACAAGGATCTAAGCGTTCAGACAAAATCTCTGGATGTGGTGAAGGTGGAAATTGTAAATCAAACGTAACTGAATGGTACACTGTAACAGGATGTCCTACAGCTGCAACTCAGGTAACTGATGTTAGTGGTTGGAACGTAAAATGTGGTGACACTGTAACTTTAACATTACGTGCACACTCTTCTTACATTGACACTCTCTACTTTAACGGTTTCACTCGTAGTGTAACTGTTCAAGCTCCTTGTTGCGATTGTGGCGGTGATCCTTGTGACACTGTTGATGTTCCTGCTTTGATTGATGCTTTTATTCTTAAGCTTCAGCAAAAAGGACCTGGTATCAATCCTGACAACATTAGCTTTAGCACTTTCTATCAGTTCCAAAGAATTGGTAACGATGCTAATGCAATTCTTCGCATCTCTGGTAAGCCTCTGACTAAATATGGCCAGCCTTGTGATGTAGCAGCATTTCCTTTTGAATATGATAGAATGTACTTCCGTACTTTCGTTTATTCTGGTCCTGCTACCACTGCTGACTTTATTGTGGCTGACAATTGTAACATTGTTGCTACAGCAACTATTACACAGCGTGCTTCCTATCCTACAGGTACTTCTGATGAAATCATCCAATTAGAAAAGAACTTCTATAGCTACCAAGCTGGTTATTTGAAGCATCTCTACAGAATGGTTGGTTACAACGAAAACTTTGAAAGCTGGGTGAGTGCTGGTACTACTTATGACACTTATTACATTAAGTTTAATGAGTATGACAAGTCTGTTTATAGCTGGGGTGACTACATTAAGGAAGATAGCATGGTAATCATTGCTGTTCCTCAGGCTGCTTCTGCTGCACTTGGAGCTATTCTTGAAGATGCATTGGGTGTTCCTGAAGGTGGTAACACTTGTATCACAACTACAAGCACTACTACCACTGTATGGCCTACAACAAGCACTACAACAACTTTAATTCCTTAATGAGGAAATAGAGAAAACCTGATCATATAACCTATGCCAGAGGTGAGAGGATAGCACTCAATCCTCTGGCATATTTATTTAGAAACAATGCCAGACTTAAAATTAGACATATTAGTAATACCAACATATAACGTAGAAGTTTTAGGTATTGCTGATGCATCCACATATCCTGTATCTCCTCCTGTTTCTTCTCCAACAATTGAAATAACAATTCCTGGTTTTGGTAAAGTGGCTCTTCCTTTTGAACCAAATGAACTTAATTTATTTAATTCCACTTCTTTAGGACTGTCAGAAGTAGGTGATCCCTTACTTCCTCTTCCTGATGGGGTGTATTATTTAAAATATTCAGTTGCTCCTGCATATTTAAACAATGTTGAGAAAAGCATAATTCGTGTAGACAAATTACAACAAAGGTTTGATGAAGCTTTTATGAAGCTTGACATGATGGAATGTGACAGAGCTATTAAAACACAGGCAAAAGTTGACCTTAACAGTATATACTTCTTTATACAAGGAGCAATAGCTGCTGCTAATAATTGTGCTGTTAATGAAGCAAACAAACTTTACAACCAGGCAAGTAAGATGTTAAACAATTTTATGAAGAATGGTTGTCAGTGTTCTGGAACAAATTATATAACAAACTTTTATTAATATGGCACAATGTAAACAGTGTGGAGCTAAATTTGGCTGTGGATGTCAATTGATTAACGGTCTTTGTGCAGCATGTCATTCTATTGCTCAACAAGGAACAAAAAGAGTAAAAAATGTTATTACCAAGACTTACAGATTGTATAAATTGTTCTAGTGTTCCTGTTTTACTTGCAGACATTGATTGTAAATTAACAGAGCTTGCTAAAGATCTGTATAACAATACAGTGTTCTCTTTGAACAGAAAGATACAAGGACAATTGACACTTGACTTATTAAATTATAAGAGAATTTTACAATACAAACTTTGTAATCCTGATTATGCTAGCGGATACACAGTTGAACAAATTGCTAGCAGAGTTAAATTATTAATACATAAATAAACTATAAAATGGGTTGCTCAAATTGTTTTAATGGGTGCGCTGAAATTGTTTCTGATCAATGTGTTAAATATACAGGTATAGATGTACCTGTTTTAGGTATACAAAAAGGAGATAGTCTTTCTTATGTAGAACAAGCATTGATTGAGTTTTTAACATCCACCTTAGATGGTACAGGTATAAAGATAGATATTCCTTCAGAAATCATTTGTACCCTTGTTCAAGAGAATCTCCCTACGTGTCAAGACATCACTGTTGTAGATTTAATTACCGCTCTTATAAAAGCTGCTTGTGATCTACAAGAACAAGTGGATGCAGTTGTTGCAGACATTGCTGAATTGAACGCAGATTATACAATAGAATGTCTTTCTGGAGTGACAAGCTCTTCTAACACACATGCTATTGTACAAGCTGTCATTAATAAGGTTTGTGCTCTTGAAATTGACCTTGAAGCACTTGCTTTAGATGTAGATACAAACTATGTAAAGATATCTCAATTAAATACATTGATTGCGGCCTATCTTGCAAGTGTAGCACCTTCAAATAAGGCGTATAACAAAATGGTTCCATATTCACCTATTCCTTATTTTGGACCACTCACAGGCTTTCCTACTGGTGGGGATTCTTTGAATGTTGTTGGTGAAGGTATAGGATATTGGGAAAATGTATATTTATGTAACGGTTTGAATGGCACTCCAGACTTAAGAGGAAGAATGCCAGTGGGTGTTACAGATGGCACTATGGGAGGTGGAACTATGAGCAGTGCTGTTAACCCTGCATTAAGTGCTTTTAATCCTTCTTATGGTGTAGGTACAACAGCTGGAGCTAATTCAGTTACACTTTTAACAACCCAGATTCCTTCACATACGCACGTAGCTACAGTAACTGATCCAGGTCACTTTCATAATTTCCCAGGACAAGAAAACACTGCTCACCCTACAGGTGGTTCAAGTATAGAATACAGAGACCCTGCTACACAACAAACAGCTACTGCTGTGACAGGTATCACTGTTACAATTGATGCTGCTGGTGGAGGACAGGCACACGCTAATAATCAGCCTGCTATTGGTTCTTATTACATAATGTACATTCCTTAAAATCTAAAATATGGGCTGTAAATCTGGTACTCCTTGTTATAATCTAAGTGGAAACACCTATCCAAAACATTGTGGTGTTGATCCTTGTAATGTCTATAAAACTAATACAGATAACGTCTTTTACAATGGAGGAAATCTGCCATGTACAGAAATTTCTACCTGTGACCCATTAACAGTGGCTCTACAGAAGATAGATGACATAGTTTGTCCTGAAAACATGGCTTTGCAAATATTAAATGTTATAAACACAAATCCTTCATTAAAGTTATTGTTGTGTGAAATATTGAGTGGTTGCACCACTACTACTACTACAACCACCACTATAGCACCAACCACTACTACTACAACAAGTACAAGTACAACGACAACAACTACTACTATTATTATATTGTAAGTTTGATGATTTTCAAAAATCCTGTTTTGTTGGTTTTACAGGAAGTTTCCCCCGATGTATCCACATTGGGGGTTTTTGCTTAATTTCTAATTAATTTAATTATTGTATATAATTCATCTAGTTAAAATAATTTGGTAAATCTGAAATAAGTTACTATCTTTACCCCAATTTTAACTAAATCATTCCTTATGCAGGAGAATCACAGCCTTTTACATCAGCTTGAACAGATGCTCAGCTGGAAAAAAAGTAAAAGTTTTTATGCCAAAAAACTTAACATAACAGAAGAAGAGGTTGAAGATCTGATAAAAGAACTAAGAAATAAAGATTCAGTGAGGGATGAGGCAGAAACAGCAGTGTATGTAAGTGCTCTTGAAGAACATGTTGTAGAGGTGAATAATGAGAGAGGTACAGTGAAAAGCACTATTGAAACCACCTTTGAACCAAAAGATGATCTTGAGCTGGCTAAGCTTCACAAGATAAACCTTGACAAGTATAAAATCTCCAACTATTGGACTAAGCAAAAGTCTAATGGTAAGTTTACATCTTCTGTATTTGCCACTCTTAAAAAATCAGATGATTATACAATAGAAGACTTTGCTGAATTTTTACAGAACTACAAACCATCTGATATAATTATTAGAAAAGTGGATGACACTTTTAATAAACCACATGTTGATGTAGAGGTTTCTGTATGTGACTTTCACTTAGCCAAAAAGACTCTTGAAGGAGAAACTATACAAGACAAGAAGAACCAATATCTGGGAGTGATTGCAGATCTTGTAGAAAGAGTTAGAAATTCATTTGTTATAAACAAGATTGTTTTCCCAATATCAAATGACTTTTTCCATACAGACAACTATCATAATCAAACTACAAACGGTACTCCTCAAGATGTTCTTGTAGAATACAATCATGAATATGAAGAAGGGTTTGATTTGCTAGTGACATCAATTAACTATTTACAATCTGTAGCTAATAGTGTAGAAGTTATTCTGGTACAGGGAAATCATGATAGAACCAAATCATTCTATCTTGCCCACGCACTGGATGTGTTCTTCAGAGAAAATCACAAGGTTGTGTTTCAGAGAGAACATTCAACAACTAAATCTATTGTATTAGGAAATACATTTATTGGTTACCATCATGGTAATTGTAAAATAGATGACCTTCCTCTTTTATTTGCCACTAACAATAATTCAGCTTGCAGTTTTGGAAAAGCTGTCTATCGTGAGGTGCACACAGGAGACAAGCATCATTATATGGCAAAAGAGGTGAAAGGTGTGAGAATACAACAAATGCCTAGTTTATCAGGAACTGACAGATGGCATTTGGATAATAACTATGTTAATAACATACGAGCAGGAATTGCTCTTATTTACGATCCTATCTATGGAAAGATAGGAGAATTTGAAAGTAGAATATAAATAATATGTCAACATTAAGAAAGCTAGTTTCGGATGTACGTAGTATGCACAAGTTGCTTTCTACAGACTCTCTTATTACAGATAGGGTGATTGCTTCTGAGATCAGAAACAACTCTCTTATGTTAATCAAAAGAGAGACTAATCTCAGAAAACTTTGGGCAACTGATACATTGTTTACCACCATTCCTTGTTTAGAGATGGTGGAAGTTCCTATTTCTGAATGTTGTGAATATGCAGACGAATGCACTGTTGCCAGAAGTAAATATAAACTTCCTCGTATATCTGAAGGAAACTATCAATATGTCATCCAAGGTGTTTATTCCATAAACGCTATGGGAGGAAAAGGAAAGAAGTTAAAAGAGATTACAATCAACAGATATGTAAATCTCCTCAAGCTTCCCATCATCAAGAAAGAAGAATACTACTGGATTGTAAATGGATATCTTTATGTAAGCAACCCTCTTCTTCAATCAATCAGGGTGGCTGCATTATTTGAAGAAGATGTTCCTAATGAGATTATGTATCCTGAATGTGGATGTGGTTCACCAGAAACTCCAGTGGAAGAAATTTGTAAAAATCCATTAGATAAAGAATTTTACCTGCCAGGCTATCTAGAAAAACAAGTTTTAGAACTTGCTTCTCAAAAACTACTTGCAACATATTTCAGAATAAAAACTGATATGACAGATGATGGTATAGATGGTCAGGCACCAAATGCAAAACCAACAAGTTAACGTGAGAACCAAAGTTGATTGGAGAAGCGCAAGTAAAGACAATTACAACCAATTTTGTAAAAAACACCCCTCAATAAAACTATCGTTTAATGAGTGGAGGAACATTATTCACATCTACATAGAGTCTTACAAAGAGTATATTCTTGAGACAGGAGAGAAAGCTAGGCTTCCTTATGGGTTTGGCGAGTTCTCTATAAACAAGAAAAAAAGAAGAAAGATAAAAGGTGTGGATGGTAAAGAGTTTATTAACCTGCCTGTAGATTGGAAAAAAACTAAAGAAAAAGGTAAAATCATCTACAATTTCAACTACCACACAGAAGGATATTTTTTTGGCTGGATGTGGTTTAAGGATTCAGCAAGATTTAAGTTTGCTGATCTTTGGTACTTCAAAACTTCAAGACTTACAGCAAGATTGCTTTCTCACTATATAAAAGTGAACGATAAATACCAACACATTTATCACACCTGGAAAAATTAATTAAATGTCATACTATTACAGATATAATTTTACCTCTCCTGAAATTGTCTATTCCACTGTAAAAGAAGAGCTTAAGAGCTATTTTGATACAGGAGCTGTAGATGATCTCCTCTTTCCCACCTATTTAGATAAGTGTTTAAGGAAACTTGGAAGAGCCACTTATGTTATAAGTGAAGCAGCATTATATGTTGAAGATTTTCAAGCCAGACTTCCAGACAACTTTTTTGCTGTTAGAGAAGCTTGGTTTTGTACAGATGTAAATGGATTTCCTTATCAAAGTGCAAATTCATTCTATTCTCAAGCAGCTTCTGAAACAACTATTCAAGTGAGTCCTGTTATAACTAATCAGGTGCCTTGTAACAGTAATTGTCCTCCAGATAGCTGTACATGCATGCCAGATATTATACAGGCTGTTTACAAGACAAATAATCAATCAGCAGTTTCTTACAGAAAACAATATCTCCTTAAACCAGGAAATATTTCTGTTAGAAGACACTGTGATGTTTCCTATACAAATGATTGGGAGCTCTATCAAGAATCTCCTCCAACAAATCAGTTCACTCCTGCATCATCAAGTTATGATTCTTTTGATATCAGGGATAATAAATTTGTAACAAATTTTAGAAATGGACTGGTTCATTTGGTTTTCTATGCTACAGATTATGATGAAATGGGAAATCAACTGATTCCTGACAACTATCGTATAAGAGAATATGTTGAAGCTTTCATCAAGTATAAAGTGTTTGAAACTCTTACGAATCAAACAAATGATGAAACCTTCAATCAACTTCAGACAAAATTGGTTTATTACAAGCAACTTGCTGATGAGGCGTTTATAATGGCAGACATCGAAATCAAGAAACAAGATGCATACGCTAAACAAAGAAGGATAAAGAACGATTTGAACAGATTTAACATGTACGAACTTCCTAATAGAGTAAACAGATATGGCTGGAGACGAAATAATTAAGAAAATAAAAGATTTAGTTAGTCCTAGTGCAGATGCTATAAACATCAACCACAACACTGGTTCAATTGGGCTGAACATGGATCAATCTGTAAATCAGATTGCAAAAGGTTCTCTCACATATGCATTGAATGCTGCTGTTGAAAACTTTGACGATAATTCTATTTCCTATCAGAACGAACCTGGTAATGAACTTTGTGTTTCATTTCCTGAAGGGTACGTTTTGATAGGAAAACATTTTATACAGGAACAGAACAAGCACATATTTTTTCTTCTCAACACTGAAGAAGGAAAATCTGAAATAGGATATATGGAAAACAACAATTGTGTTTATGTTCCTTACATAAATGCAGATTGTTTAAACTTTAATATAAACCATCCTATTCACAAAGCTGTTCATAAAATAACTAACTGTTTTACAGAAATCTATTGGACAGACGGTATAAATCCAAGAAGATATTTAAACCTCTCAGAACCTCCTTATAAAATAAAACCAAACACTGATGTTTGTGATAGAGAGTTTACAACTGAAATAGATTGTAACAAACTGTCTGTTCAACCAAACTTTACAATTCCTCAGATAGAAATTGTAGATGTGGTGAATATTGGTAATCTTACAGCTGGCACTTATCAATTTGCTATACAATATTGTGATGTTGCTGGTGATGGATATACATCCTACTACTCAGTTACTAACCCTGTACCGATAGCAAATAAAAACATCATCACTCCTGATTTTAATTATAATGTAGGGAAATCAATCGTAGTTAATATAAATAACATTGATACCACTGGTTATTTTAAATATTTCAACGTTGCTGTAATAAAAACAGTGAACGCAATTACATCAGTGGAATTGATTGGTACATATTTCATTGATGATTCTGTAAAGGATATCACCTACAGTGGACAGAATGTTACACAGATACGTCTTACAATAGATGATATATTTGAGAAGTTTCCTTATTACGAAATAGCACAGGATTTAACAACAGCGCAAGATATTCTCATCTGGGATAATCTTACATCTATAGATAGAATAAACTATCAGAGAATTGCCAATCAAATTGATTTGAAATGGCAAACCTACAGACTTCCTTCTGATGAAGACTATTCGAAAGAGATATATGCAACAAATCTGAGAGGTTATCTTAGGGATGAAGTGTATGCTTTTGAGATAGTTTTTCTTTTAGATAACGGTAAACAAACAGATGGTTTTCACATCCCTGGAAGAACTTTATTTCCAGCAGAATCAACACTTCCTGATATTCCAGAAACAAATCCTGATTTCATTGGTGTTCCTGATTATGTAGATTCTGGCACAGGAATAGGATATAGTAAGTATTGGAATATTTATAATACAGCCACTGTTATAGGTGCTGCTACAGGTTTTAATATTGGAAATGCCACTCCCTATCGATATGGAGAATTTGCTTATTGGGAATCAACAGAGCTCTATCCATGTAATGAGGATGTATGGGGAGAACTTTCTAATCAACCCATCAGACACCACAAGTTTCCAGATGTTTTAGTTAGCCCCATATTTGAATCTCCCACCTATTCTGTAACAGGAAATATAAATCCTGTTATGCAGAATGATGCTGTTTTTCCAATAGGTGTTAAGGTGGATGTTGAACAGGTGGCACTTCTTATCGAAACTTCTAGTCTCACCAGAGAACAAAAAGACCAAATTGTTGGATTTAAAATTGTTCGTGGTGATAGGAATACAAACAGCTCAATTGTTGCAAAAGGTATTTTAAGGAATGTAGGTAAATATGAAAGAGATGGTACAGAGTACTACTTCCCCAACTATCCTTATAATGATTTAAGAGAAGATCCTTTTCTTCTTGATAAAAGTAATGGGTTTATCGATGAATGTAAAGAATACACGCTGACATCAACTGCAAATGAAGTGTATACATATACAGATTGTTTTACAAATACACAAACTTCAGGAAATATTTCTGCAGGACAAACAATTCAGGTGTGTTCTCTTTCAACTCCAGTAGCTCCTGGTACAGTGACAATAACTCGTGTTACACCAACATCATACAGATTAACTTGTATATCAGGAATTTGTCTTTTCAGGATACAAACTACGCCAACAGGACCAGTGAGTGTAATTCAAGTGGTTCAAGGAAACAGCCTCACTATACAATCTTTTTCTCTTCCTGAGGGAATATGTTTAGGTTGTGATTTTGGAATTGAGGAAATTAGTAGTAATTCAGTATTAAGTTGCGAACCTGTAAACTTAAAAGCATTTGAATCAGATGCTTCTAAATATAGGCATGTGTTTAATTCTCCAGAAACATCTTTTGGACAACCTTTTCTTGGAGGTGTATTAAAAATAGAGAATGTTATATTTGGTGCTGGGGAAGGTCATTTTGTAAAAGTGAGAGATAATGCTAAGTATAAACTGCTTACAAAAGAGGCACAACAAGATGCTCTTGATGCAAGTAAGACAATTGCAGAGATTACAGGAACATTTAATGCATCAGCAATGTTTGCTGCCTATCAGTCCTATTTAACTATATATGTTAATGGGATTACAAGAAAGAATTATGCATATTCTTATAATTCAAGATTGTCTTATGATTATTCAGCAGCTGTTCAAAATAATGGATTTAAACAAAGGGAGATTGATAAGTGTCAATATTTATTCCCAGGAGTACAATCTGTTGGGGATGATTTAAATATTAATAACTGGAACAGAGAATCTTCTGTTTACATTAAAACTGTTGATTCAAGAAAATCAACACCAATATCTCCACTTGTCTATCCAAATAGAGTACCAAGTTTATTGATAGGCGGTGTGTTTTCAGCAATAACTGATGAAACAAGATTTGTTGCATCAAGTGTACCTTCTAATACAGGAGGACTGGTAAGTATATGTAACGAACCAGAAAAACTGTTTAAAATAAAAGGTGTATCGTATTATGGGTCTTTGAAGAATGTTTTCCCTAATCAATGGGGACAAATATATTCATATAACACAATTGATACAGGATATCAAGAACTTATTGATAAACCTTCTTCTACAAGTGGTGTTGTCTTTGGAGGTGATACATTTATTAGCAGATTTGCGTTTAAAACAAAGCTTCCATTCTTTATTGATAATCGTGTAGGTGCACCTGATGATAGTGATATATTCTACGATGAGATTGGTAATGTTGCCTACCCAAAATACTGGCACTCAGCAAGATCTGTTCTTTCTGATTATATTTACAGTGTAGGAGGACCCACTGAATACTTAACAAATATTATTTCTTATAAGGCACACAATTTTGATTGTCCTAACAGTCAACTACCTGCACCTGACCCAACAGCCACTCCTCCTGTTGTAAACCCAAATAGAACTTTCTATGATGGAAAGTTTTACTTGTTTGCATACGGAATACCAAATTTCTATTGTGAGTCTAGTGTGAATGTTGATTTAAGACAGGCGTTTAATAATAGAGAAGGTGATTTCTGGCCAAGGGTGAGTTCTGGTATTCCTGATGACTGGTTTCAGGAAAGGTTTGTTTCTATAGCAAACGATAATACATATTATTACAATTCTACATTCTCAAAACAAAACAAAGAGAATTTCTTCAGTCATCTTCCTTTAGATTGGAGAGAGCAATTGTGTTATACAAACTTTCCTTTCAGAGCTATTTATTCTGACACACAGCAAAGTTTTACAGACAACAGGATTAATAATTGGTTGATATACAGACCAATAAGCTCTTTTGACTTCCCTCAGAACTATGGAGATCTTATTTCTTTAGATGGTATTCAGAATAAAGCTGTATTAGCTAGATTTGAAAATAAATCTCTTCTCTACAACACTATGCTCACCATCAATACAAGCAACCCTCAAGCTGCTTATATTGGTAATGATACACTTTTCAAAGCTGCTCCTCCAATTGATTTTGCGGAAACAGACCTTGGATATGTAGGAAGTCAGAACAAGATGCTCTTGAAGATTCCACAAGGACAGGTGACTGTTGATGCTAAAAGAGGTCAGATATTTGTAATATCTGGAAATCAAGCAACAGATTTATGTGCCCCTGGTTCAGGGATGAACAGGTTCTTCACAGATCATTTGGCTTTTGAAATCCTTAGATATTTTCCAAATGTAAATACAGACAATCATTTCAATGGAATAGGATTACATGGAGTGTATGATAGTAAGTTTGATAGGATAATCATCACAAAGCTTGACTACATCCCTCTGAATAAAGATATAAAATACGATGCTGATCTCCAAGAGTTTTACATAGAAGAAACTAATAATGACACTGTAGTGAGAAATACAGTGAGATTAACAGATCGTGAATACTTCTGTAATAAATCATGGTCTCTTTCTTACAATTTTGTAACAAGGGCTTGGGTTAGTTTTCACAGTTACATTCCTAATTGGTACATAGCTGAGAATAACTTTTTCTATTCTGGTATAAATGATTGTTGTACTGATTTTGAGGCAATTGTAGCAGTTCCAGTGGAAGAAACTACAACTACTACCACCACTACAATTACACCAACTACAACAACCACAACAACATTAGAACCTACAACAACCACCACTACTACAACAGGAGAGCCCACCACCACTACAACAACTACAACAATCTTCCAATGTGACTGTCATCAAGGATTTGTTAATGTCATTGATTATTACACTTATCAAAATTGTGAAGGTGTTATTGTTCAAGGGTTTGATAACTATGGAGCAGTTGTTTGTTACAACATCTATTCTCCAACAATTGGAATAGCTGATTTAGGTGAGTCACCTTTGTGTCTATGTCCAGGTGAAACTACTTCTACAACCACTTCTACCACTACAGTTATTCCATCTGTTGTTTATGAAGCAAGTAAATATGTATGTGGAAGTTGTATATTAGATGCAAGTAGTGTTTTGGTATCATCACCTCACTCATTGACTATTGGTCAGTTCTACTTAGGTGATGATGGTTTCACTTATGAAATAGTAGGAACTACAATAGGTGTTCCAAGTGCAAATATTCCTAACAATATTCCTTCGGGAACTTGTGGAGGGGTGAGTTGTTCTTAAATGTAAAAGTGATTGAAGAAAATTATGTCAAAAACTATTATTATAAAACTTGTAAAAGCCTCTCCTAAAAGTGGTCCATTCAACATAAAGGATGGGTTTGGAAATGTGTTAGGTGAGAATGTTCCTATTGAGAGTCTCATTAGTGGGGTGGTTTACACAGTGTATGATGCAGTTAATGTTGTCACTCTTGAATCTCTTGGAAAATGCAAGAAAACAATTAGTTTTGGAATAACCACTCTCACACCATCAGAACAGGCAAGATTGGACTTTGTAGAAACCAACACTGCATGTTTGTGGAAGCATTTGACAAATGTTGTAAATTATAATTACTTCTATGGAAATGTAGAACCGTATATTATAGAATATCCATTTGCCTATCAATACCACGATGAGATTCTTCAATCTGTTAAAGACTATACAAAAGCATTCCAATACTTTACATCAAATCTAGGAGTTTTTGATAACAACGATAAGATACAAGTGGATGATTTATGGTTCAACAAGGCTGTATTATATAATGGACAACAATCAACTGGTATATTAGAGCTTGCTCCAAAACCAGTGAATAATCTTAAAGATTACATGAAATATCCAATATACAGCACTGACAGTAAAACCATAACATTCACAAAGAGCGATAGTTTCTACCAGTATAACACATTCTGGTCTCTGGTGAAAGATAAACGATCTCCATTATTTCTTGCCACTTGTGAAAGTTTATCTTTTGATAAAGTGGTAAATCAGGCAAATATGGATTACAACAAACGTTCTTTTAAGAAAGAACCTCTTAGAGCTAAGGATTTGAAAGTGAGACACATCTTAGACAATCGTTCAGATGTTCATTTAGTGAGCCAATTTATTATTACACAATCTCAAGTTTCTTATAAGTAATGAAGAAGTGGTTAGACAAATATGAAATTCCTGAAGCCCAAAATGGTATAGAAGGTACGATGGGTGGATTGACAGATAAAGGATTTAATTATTCTCCTGCATGGGGAGGAGCTTGGAGAGATGGTGGTATTTTACAACCCCCTATGGCTGGTGCTAATCAAACCCTTCCTATGTATGCAATGGGTGGAAACATTCCTGGTGCTGTAGGATTCACGTACGCACGCACGCAAGGAATTCCTTCTGAAGGTCCTTATGGAAAGAAAACAGTTCCTAGTGCTCAGAATGGAGCATCTATTCCAGTTATAGAAGATGTTGGTGATTTTAAAGATGGTGTATGGGTTCCTAACTGGAAAGCTATGGCAGCACAAGCTAAAAAGCTTGGAGCTAAAAAGGTGAAAACAAAAAGTGGAAGTGTTATTTATTTTAATGATAATTGGGAGGTAACAGGTGCTAACGATAATCCAAAAGCACAGAATGGACAGGAGATGAGATTCTACCAAGAAGGACTAGATTGGACTCCTAAGAACATAAGTGAGTATGGGTCAGAAATTCACAAAGCCCAAGTGGGAGATGATATACCTTGGTATATGAGAAAGTCTTCTGACATCTCTCAAAGAGGTAATCAAAAATTAAAAACCGAAATAGCTACACAAAAAACAAAAGAAAAGAAAGCACAGGAAGCAAGAACAAGAACAACAATAGGTGCTGATACAAGAACAGCTAAACAGAAAGAGAAAGATAGACAAGCTTATGAAGATAGAGTGAAATATGAAGAGGAAGTTTTAGGTAGAGATTTTACTATGCCTACATCTTTGCAAGAAAGAAACAGAGAGCAGTCAGAAAGAATCATTCACAATCTTGTAGATGTTCCCTTAACGCTCATGCCAGTTGGTGAACTTGCATATTTAGGAGGTAAGGGAATAGTTAACGTTGCTCCAAAAGTGGGTGAATATCTTACAACACAAACTCCTTTAAGAAATGCATATAAATATAATCCTTGGGCATTTAAACCTAATCCTGAATCTTTATATAGAGGAATTGGAGAAGCAGGATATAGAGATGCTATAGAAAGTGGTTTAATTAGACCTAATCCAAAAGGCAAATATCAAGATTTATACACCAGTCCTTCATTTGAATTTGCTGAAACTTATGGTGGATATGGTAAAGGAAAACAACATATGGTTGAATTACCAAAAATATTAGAAAAAAATGCAAAAGATATTCAATTTGATGGATCTGAAGTAATATTTGACAAACCTATTCCTATTGATAATGCTAAATTCTATAAACAAGATTGGCTAAGAGGATATAAAGAAGTTCCTAAACCTAAATCAGAGGCTTTGCCTCCTCCTCAACAAAACAACTTTGGATCTATTTATACATTAAATCCAATCACTGCTCTTGGCGATCTTGGGGATTATCAATACTATAGAAAAATAGGAAGCGGAGGTGGAATAAAGGATTTAATAGAAAGTGGTGCTATAAGAAGTGGAGGTGGTTATGATGCTCCTTATTTTAGCCCTGAAACAACTTGGGAAGGGTATCGTGGAACTTTTGCTGTTGGTGTAAATCCAAAACAAGTAGAGGGATTAGAAATGCTTAATAAAAATAAAGCTGGTTTACAAAGAGGATATAAGTCTTCTCTTAATGAAATACCTTTATCTGAAGGAGCTACAGGTGTATTTAGAAGATTTCCGTTCTCTTCAGCATATACCGAAATACCTATAATATCAGTGTTAGACCCTTCTAAAAGATCATTAAGAGAAAAGATATTATTAAATCCAACATTAGCAAATATTCAACATGGTTCAGAGGAAGCGTTGAGGTATGGAATAAAAGCATCTGGAGCCCAGTATGTAGGAAATGAACTATATGGAACAAAAGAAAATCCTACTCCTCTTGGAACTCCTCTTTTATTACCAGCTATATCGTATTTGAAAAAAGATGTTGGTAAATTATTATCAAATAAACCTGAACAAAAGAAAAAAGGTGGTGTAGTGAAAGATAATGATGGGTATTGGAATCCTGATAATTGGGGAAAGGTGGTGGAAATAGATTCTCCAGATATAACGATGAAGAATGTAGAATATGGTCCTCTTTTAGGAATCTCAGATGAAGGAGATGTTCAATACATGGAACCAGGAAAAGATTATAAATTCAAGGGTAAGAAGGTGAAAGAATATCCTGTAGCTAAAAATGGTGTTAATCAACAGGATGAAAAGACTGTTCAACATTTAGATCAATTACTTAACTTTACTAACTATAATAAACCTAAAGCCAAGAATGGTTGGCTTGATAAATACAATTGATATGAAAGCAAAGTTTCTCAAAATCGCTGGTGTTAAGAACGAATCTGAGTTCTACAAGAAATACCCTACAGAAGCAGCATTTTTTAAAGCTCATCCTGAAGCTAAAAAAGAAGTTAAAAAAGCTCAGACAGGAGATCAAGTTGTAGATCCTGAATTAATGCAGGAATGGAATAACTATGTACAATGGTTAGGTCCTATGAAAGGTAAACCAGAATTAGACAAAGACAGTGTAGGTTTGAAGAAATTAGAAGAATATCGTAAGTTAAATCCTAAAACCAGATTAGGAAAAGAAGCAATACCTTCTATACAGAATACATTACAAGACTATCGTAATTGGGTGATTGAAGGTCATAAAACAGGTGTTCGTCCTGTTAAATTTAATTTTCCAGTAAATGAAGATTATTCTAATTTTATGCCTTTTATATATCAATATGAACAACAAGGTAGAAAATGGGGAGATGGTTATCCAGGACAATATACAACGTCTGTAATGTTTCCTTCAGAATATCTGAATGAAAAAAGACAAGGTTTTGCTGTAAATAAAAGTAAATTTCAAACAGGAGGTAATATTGGTGAATTTGTTGGTGGTGATGTAACAGATTTCCAACCAATAAACTTTCAAGAAGTTCGTGATCAACAAGACCTGATACTTACAGGGATGACTGATGAGATGAGAAAAGAAGAAGCTTATAAGCAACAAATGTTACAGGCAGAAAAACAACAGGCTGCAAAAGATTCAAAAAATATGTTAGGAAATCTATTAGGAAACATTATGGGAGGTGGTGGCTCTGGGGTAACTTCTGGAGGAGCAACAGCTGAGGATGTTTCACAACTTGCAGAATTATCAGGTAAAAAAGGTGCAAAGATTAAAAAAGGTAAAGGTGGACTTCAACAATTTGCTGGAAATATGGGTGGTCCAATGGGAATAGCTGATGCTGCACAAAACATTATTCGAGGAATACAAATGCTTAAAGAGCAAAAAGAAGCTCTTAGCGCAGCCAGACAAGCAACAGCTGTTAGTGATGTAGCTCTACAAGCTGCTTCAACAAGACCAGAAATTGCAGCAAGAAGATACACTCGTCCAGAAGATAACATGGTTACTCCTGGTCAAGCATTCATGTCTTATGGTACAGGTACAAACTTTCTGCAAGCTGAAGATGGTGCCATGATTGGTGGTAATCCTACAGAGATTCAAAACATGTACAATCCTGGCACTCTTTATTCAGACTTAGGATTTGAACCTCTTCAAGATAGTGATAGAGTGAAACAGTATAAAAGAGGTGGCTATCTTCCTATGGCTCAAGGAGGATTTAATTTAAAAAGCTTTGCTAATAAAGGAGGGTTTGATGTAGCTGGACAATTTACAAATATTGTTCCAGGTGTGGGGCAAGATGCTGGATCTAGTATAGGTCAAGGTGTTGGTGAAGTAGTGGGATCACTAATTGGTATACCAGGAATGGGTAATGTTGGAGAATTAATTGGAGGGTTAGTTGATAGAAGTGCTGAAAAGATGGAGAAAGAACAAAAGAAACAACAGAAAAATCTCAGTAAAATATCCACGCAACAAGGAGCAAGAGCTATACAAGGTCAATATTCTGGATTTGTTAGAAACGGAGGAGATGTTCCTATGGGAGAACATGGATGGGTGAGTCATGATTGGCAGCCACAGGTGATTACAAAGTTTGGAGAATACGATGTAAAAGATTTGTTGAAACCTCCTGCTGATGCAGATATGTTGAGAACTGGTGGAAACCTTCGTCAGAATTATGTAGATCCAGAAGAACAAATGGCTTTTGGCGGTGAAATGAAAACTCATTGGGGAGGATATGCAGAACCTATTTCTCAAAATCCTTACTTACCAGGAACAGGAGAAACAGTTATGTTCAGAGGACAATCACATGATGAAAGTGATGGTAAAGGAAGAACAGGTATTGGTGTTTCTTACGGTCCTACAGGAAATGATACTTACACAGATTATGCAGAATATGGCACAAAGGCTGCTGAGAATAAAGTGGATGTTGAAGTGGAAAGAGGTGAACCAGCAACAGAAAGTGGTGATGGAAGTATGGTTGTGTATGGTAATTTAATGGTACCTAAACAATCTATTTCTGAAATAGGTGATCCTTCTCTATCTCACAACAAACCTATTAAATTCAAAAACCTTGTGAAGAAATATTCAGAGCAGGAAGAAAAAGCTAATAAGAAAATAGAAAAAGCAACAAGTGCATTAGATAACATAACTCCTGTCACTTCTTTAGATAAATTAGCACTTAACACTCAGAATGTTATAATTGATGCTGAAAATGAAAAACTAAAACGATTGGCACAATACAAAATAAATGCTGCAGCTCTTCAACAGGCAATAAACAAAACAGCTGAAGAAATGGGAGTTGATGCAGATGCTCTTGCTAAGGGTAAGATAAAGACAGCTAAAGCAGATGATATGGCAAGAAATGGTAAGGAAATAGAAAGTGCACAGAAAGGTAAAAAACAAAAAAAGCAAAAAGAATTATCACTATCAGAAGTGTTAAAGAAAAGTAGAGAGATTGAAAATGCACCTACGCCTATTAACCTCACCTCACCTTCTGGGTTTAGAGAAAGTATAGATTTTTCAGAAGCTGATGATTTTGGACCTAGTGAATATTTTGAAATAAAAGGTGTTGGACCAGGTGGGAAAAGAATGCCTGGCTCACAAACTTTACCTACAAAAATAAAACAAAAAGAACCTCCAGATAAAAAAGAGACTACTTACGACTATGCGAAAGCTCTGTCTTCTCAATTGACACCTATTTTGAATAGACCTCTTCAAGAACAATTAAATGCTTTACAGTTTCTTGGAGAGTTTACAGCATTGGGAAACAACCAGTTACAATCTGTACAGGCACAAACATTCCAACCGTTGTTAGCAACACCAATGTCTGACGTAAGTTTCCAAAATCGGCTGAATGAAAATCAGGCAACCTTTAATGCTTTACAAAGAATATTAGGATATAACCCAGCAGCACTTTCTCAACTTGCTGGTCAGAAATATGCAGCAAACAGTGAAGTGTTGGCTGATCAGTTCAGAATGAATCAGCAGATGGAGAATGAGGTGATTAACAAGAATAGAGAATTATTGAATGATGCTCAGTTGAAAAACCTTGCAATTTTGGATCAGCAGTACACAAGACAAGAACAAGCTAGATCAAACACAAAAGCTACATTCCAGGAAGCAATGAACTCTATTGCTAGCAAAACTCTTCAGAACAAGCTTGAGAACAGGACACTTGCTACATATTCAAACCTCTTCCCACAATACGGATTCACTCCAGATATGATGGCTAGAAATAGAGGATTGACACTCTTTGATTTTCCTGAAAAACCTGGCTACAAAAAGGTGGTTGATGAAAATAGTGGAAATGTAAAATATGAGAAACAAAAAACCACTGATGCTAAAAATGGTGGAAAAACTAAAAAACATTCTACAAACGCATCAATCCTGAAAATGTATAAAGGTTAACCTTATTGGTTATAGTGAATTACCAAAATCTGTTACAATTGTTTGGTAATATAATATTTTAAATTAAATTTGCTAATTCCCTTATTATGGCTTCGTTTACAGACATTATACCTAAGTTTAACCCATACGTACAACAATTGCCCGTTGAGGCAATGGTTAAGGTGGGTATGGCCAAACAACAGGCTTATGAACAGAACGTTACAAAAATCCAGTCTGAAATAGATAATATTGCAGGGTTGGATGTAATAAGAGACGTTGATAAAAACTATCTACAATCCAAACTCAATGAACTAGGGAACAATTTAACAAAATTTGCAGCAGCAGATTTCTCTAATTTCCAGCTTACAAATGCTGTGGGAGGAATGACAAAACAGATTGTAAAAGATCCTACAATTAAAAATGCTGTAAATTCAACTGCTTGGTATAGAGAACAAAGAAAAAAGATACAAAAAGATATAGATGAAGGTAAGTCAAGCCCTGATAATATATACAATTTTGATAAAAAAGCTAACGCTTGGATGTCATCTACTAATCTTGGTGAATCGTTTAGTGCTAATTATACGCCCTATTTTGATATATGGAAATTTGCAAAAGAAACATTTGATGCAGTAAAGCCAGACGAATATTCATTTGACCAAATTTATCAACTTGGTGCAGATGGTAAACCTTTAAAGGATAAACAAGGTAATCTTATATATTCAACAACCATGACAAGGTTGGAAAAAGAGGGAAGGTTTCCTAAAAAGGTTCAGGAAACAATAGCTCAAATATTTTCTGATCCTAGAGTAAGTAGGCAGTTGAATATAACAGGTGAATATAATTATAGAAATTATGATGAGAATGCGCTCACACAAAAAATAAACAATCAACGAGATAACATCAAAAATGATTACTTAGAAAAAATAGCAGATTTATATAGTAGAAAAACACACGGTGAAGATGTTCAGAATCAAATTGATTTTTATGAGGAAAAACTTGAAACTATAGACATAAACTATAATACACTTCTAGAAACTGTACAAAATAACCCTGATGCTATAAGAGGACAATTGTATAAAGAAGATGTTAATAATAGGTATGTGACGATGTTCGGACAAATTAAGAACAAAGAACAAGTGTTAGCAAACCCTGCTTGGCAAGCTCAGTTTGATATGCAAAAAGAAGCAAATGATCAAAGTAGATGGGCTCAAACAGAGGCTAGACAAAGAAGGGAGTTTAATCGAACAATGGATTATAACTATGACAAATTAAGACAAGATAGAGACATAGCAATATTAAACATTCAATCTAAACGTGGTGTAGGAGCAGGAGTGACAAGAGATGATTTTGAACAAGGTAGTCAGTTTTCTGATATTGATGTAATTAGAATTGCAGAAAAAAACTATGACGATGCTGCTAATAATTTTGCAATGGGATCAGCAGATTTCATATGGGACAACTCTGGGTTTGGAGATATTCCTGCAAATCAAAAAAGACTAAACAGTTTAATTGCTAGTGGAGATAAACCAGAAGTAGCTAAGTATAAAATCATTAAAGAGATAGCAGATAGAAGAAAAGAAAACGTTGAGGATTTTATGGCTACATATGTAAATAAATCTGTAAAAACATACAATAGTATGTCTGCTGAACAGAAGAAAAAAAATCCAGCTCTTGAGGATAGATATAATCAATTTAAAACATTAGAAAAAGAATGGAAAACACAACAAACTATTAAAAAGCAGATAGACGAGCAAGTATCATATGTTTACGGAAACCAATATACAAAAGATAATTTTACAAAAGGTTTAAAAGAAGAATCAATCACATATAATGGAAAGAAATGGACTCTGACAAAAGATGATCAATATGACTTAGCATTATATTTACATGGAAATATTTCAGTATTGGGCGAACTTGGTGGTGTTGATGAAGAAGTTAGAAGAGTAGGAAAGGCAGCAAAAGCCAGACTTGATTCTAGAGGAAAAGGAGAATTGGCAGATGGGATGGTATATGAAAACTTAAGAAGAAGAGCTTACTCTGGAGGACCTATTACAGGCGCAGTTGATTTATTGAGTGACTTTGGTGGAATAAGAAAAGTTTACAGAGATATTAAATATTCAGGAGATACAAAAGATCCTTTCAAAACAGCCACTGGTATTTATGATAAAATCAGTGATCCTAATTTTGCTAAAATGTTGAAAGCTAAGTCCGAAGTTATACAAAAAGCTTACAATATGAGACCAAATCTAAAGGCTCCAGTATTTAGTGGAGATGCTGAAACAGATAGAAACTTATTGTATAATATTAAAAGATTTGCTGGTGAATATAGTAAAAAATCAGGAGGTAGAATAAATGTTTCTGGTGACTTTGAAGAATTCCAAAAAGCTCTTGCCAATATTGATGATCCTAGTAAAATAACACTCAGTGCTCAACCTACAATAAATGCAAATGGAGAGATTGTTGTTGAAGTAGTTGCTTACAACAACACTGATTTAAGTAGACAGGGGGGTATGACAGTGCAACCAGACGAGGCTCTTAAGTTAGGAATTGATATTAATACATTGTATGAATCGAGACAAACATCATCTCTTAGAAACTTTATTAATTATAATAAAGGAAAAAGTTCAGCAGGTGATCCTGGGGAAACATCTACATACATACAAGGGGATGCATATTTTGATGAGCTTGATTTTAGAGGATTGAAAGGTAGTGGAATTAGTGCAAAAGGAAATGTAATATACTCTAATGGTAAATATTATCCATACTTATATGTAACTGATGGAAAATCTAGACAAGTTAGACAACTTCCAGGAAATTCAAATTTAGGAGCAGCAACACAAGCACTTCTTGAAATTAACCCAACTTTTGCAAGTATTATATTAAACGGACAATAATGCCAGAAAAAGAAAACTATATTAACAGACCAGCGGTGGCTTTGGGTTTACCTAAAACACCAAATGTTCCATTCCCATCTACACAAAAAGGTAATCTGAGTGATACAAAAACTCTTTCTGTAAATGATTACTTTACAGAAAAAATGAATGCTGTAAAACCTAAAGGTGTTGCAGATATTCCTATATCATCTGTTTATATAGGAAATAGATATGATGAAACTAGACCAGGTACAAATTATGAAGAAATGGCTGGTCAACAACAGTCTGCTTGGGATAAGCTTGCCAATGGTGTTGGTAAAATGGTTGGTACAGCTGCTACATCATTTGGATCTGGTACATTAGGGCTTGTATATGGTGCATTATCTGTGCCTTTCAAAGGATGGTCATCTCTTATAGATAACGATGTTACTAGAAGTTTAGACAATATGTCTAAAAACTTAGAGAATATTCTTCCAAACTATTACACTCAAACTGAAAAAGATGCTGAATGGTATTCACCAGATAATATTCTTACAGCAAATTTTTGGTCTGATAAGATAATTAAAAATTTAGGATTTTCATTAGGTGCCCTTGGAGGTGGTGTTGCTTGGAGTAAACTTTTTCAAGCAATTGGAGTTACAAATAAATTAGTTCAAGTTGGTCGTGGGCTTGAAACAGCTACAGCTGTAGAAGCTGCAATAAACACTGCTCCTAATCTGAAGAAATTTACTGCTTTTGAGGGTGCGTTAAATTCGACTGCTGGTAAATATCTCAGAGAAAAGGCAGCTTCAGCATTAGTGCAATCTGATAGAATTTTAACTTCTACAATGGGAACATTTGGAGAGGCTTCTATTGAAGGATTGCAAAGCATGAATCAATTTAGAGAAAAAGCAATTGAGGAATTTAGAGAAAAATATGGATACAATCCAACAGGAGATGATTTAGAAAGAATTAATGATTTTTCTAAAAAAATTGGAATGTACACATGGGGAATGAACTCAATTCTTCTAACTGCAACTAACTACATATCTCTCCCTAAGATATTAAACTCATCGAAGAAAGCTGAAAGAGCAATAATAAACGATGTTTATCAAGAGACAGTTGGCGATGTATTTCAAAAATACACTGCTAAAACATATGCTGGAAAATTAATTAGTGGTGTAAGAGGTGCTGGTAGATTGTTATTTGCTCCAAGTGAGGCTTTTGAAGAAGGTGCTCAGTTTGCCATAGAATCAGGCGTAAGTAATTATTTCCAAAGAGGATATGATAATGCAGAAAATGTTAAGTCTTTTGTTAAAGATTTTAATAATGCTGTAGGAAATGTTTTTGGTGAGGGTTTAGAAGAAGCAATTTCTACAAAAGAAGGATTGGAAAGTATATTAATTGGAGGTCTTTCTGGGGGAATGCAGCAAGCTGGTTATATTGGTACTTACAAAGATGAACAAGGAAATACAAAGTTTGGATTTGGTAAATCTGGTATTCTTGGTGAACAAGGGTTGTTTGGACTTGGTGGAGAAAAAGGAATAAATACAGATATCGCTGTAAGTGCTCTGAATAAAACCAATATAAAGAAAGTTTTAATAGATCAGGCTAAATACTTGGGAGCAGCAATGGGTTCTCAAAAACTTAGACAAGGTGCTATAGAAGCAAACGATACATTTTCTGAAAAAGATTATGAGAACGACTATTTGTTCTCATATGTTATGCCTAGAGTAAAATATGGAAAAGGAAGTTCTATTGAGAACGAACTAAAGATGTATGAGAAACAGGCAATGGATGACGATGGTTTTCGTGAACTTCAAAATGAGGAAATAGTTAATAAGAATGAAACAAGAGAACAATTTCTTAGTAGGATAAACAAAATAAGAAACACTGTAAAATCTACAGAAAAAATATATTCTGCTATTTCTGATAAGTATAGTGGTTCAATGGATGATGGTGTAATAGATAAGCTCACTTATGCAGCATCAAAGATTAGATTTTATGATGAAAGAATTCCTGAAATTAATTCTGGTATAGTTGGAATTGATACGCAACCATTGGTTGATGAACTTTTAAAAACAGGGAAACTTACAAAAGGTGCGAAATTATCAGAAGAAACAATTAAATATATAGAGGATCAAATAAAGGAAACAAGTGCTACAGACGATGATGTACAAGATAAAGTGGATTTAGTTGAATCTTTGTCTGAATCAGTTTTAAGAAGACGAATGTTTATAGATGACTATAACGACATTCTAAAATCTCCAGAAAAGTATAAAGAAGTTAGTAAAGAAGTTGTTAAACCAGAAGACATAGCTAAAAGACCAAGGATTAAGGTTGTTACACAAGAAGGTGATGGTGAAATTATTGTAGGAGAAGAATATTTTGCTGGAAAAAGAGTTAGTGTAAAAGAAACTGAAGGAAAGGTGTTGGACATCACCAGGTTCAAAATACTTGAAGAAACTCCTGAAGGGAATATAAAATTACAAACTCCTGATGGTAAAATTCACACAGTTAGTAAAAAGGCATTTGAAAAGATTACATTGGGAAGAGTGGCTGATGTTGATACAGATAATGCTAAGTTTTTTGTAGAAACCTATGATCATATATTCACTTATAATAGAGGGGGTGGTAAAAAAGTTGAAGGTAGACTGTTTTATGATAAAACAAATGATTCTCTTACATTCAAATCTTTTGATGGAAAATTTATTAAAAGAGTGACAAGAGATCAATTCTCTCCCAAGGAAGGATATAATGTAGCTCAAATATATTCTAACAAAAAATTTACACAAATAGCTGAACAAGCATCTAAAGAACCTGTATCTCTAGATGAAAAACTTGCTACAAGAAATCAGATAATTGCTGATTTGTATGATAGTAGTAAAAGTAGACTTGATGAGATAAACAAGAAATTAGAGTCTAACAAGAAAAAGCTTTCTGAAACAGTGGAAGCTTTGGACAATCTTTCTAAAACAAAAGAAGGACTTCCTAGGAAGAAGTTTACAAAAGCTATTAGAAAAACAATTGACACTCTTACAAAAATAAAGTCTGATGTTGAAACTGAAATTTTACAATTAGAGGTGGAGAAGGAAGAGCTTGAATTGATGCTTCCTTATTTTCAGGACTTGGCACAGAATGCACAAGAACTTCCAGAAAAGGGTGGAGAACTCTTAAGTGAGTTGAAGGAACAAATCGGAAGTCTTGAAGAAATGATTGATAATACAGACACTGCTATTAAGTCTGGGAAGTCATTATTAAAGTCTGTGGAAAGTGCTCTTGACAATGCTCTTTCTTTAATGAATGATTTTGTTAGAAGAATTAAAGAAGAAAACCCCAATGTTCCTCTTTCTGTAGAAGAATTACAAGCTCGCCTTGAGAAATATCAGGGAGAAGAAGGAGCTAAACAGTTTATTTCTGAAAAGCTTGGATTTACAGAACTTGTAATGGAACTACAGGATCAAATAGATTCTTTTGGAGAAGAATTGAAAATTCCTGATTTAACGAAGAGAGTGGAATCTTTAACAGAACAGATTAAAGAACTTGAGTTAGGAATAGATGGTCTGATGATAGAACAGATGGCAAAACAAAAGGTGCTAGACACTCTTGAGGAATATGCTGAAAGAATAAAGAAACAGAAAGAAGAAGAGGCAAAACTTAAGAAGAATCAAGAGTTAAGAACTCAACTACTTGGTACAAATAGTAATGACGTAGCTAATAATGTAAGCGAGTCTAAAACCTATCAGCAAGAATCCAAAAAAGAGGATTTGGCTGTTGTAGGTAGTACAATGGCTCCTTCCTATAAAGATGCTGAAAAACCTTTTAACCAAAGAGCAAATAGGTTCGGATTCAGATTTAATTCTCTAGAGAACAGGGATGATATCAAGGGAATAGTTGTCACAGCTAATACAGAAGATCAGCTTATTCCTGGACTTACAAATAAGCTTGTAGAAGGAACAAACATTCCTACAGATGGGATTATTGCTCTTGTAATGGTGCAGGATAATGGAGATGGTACATTCACACCTGTGGATGAATTTGGTGCTCCTATTCCTGAGGGTGCAAATCTATTAGATCTTGCTGTGTTTCAAGTGTTTCCAGAGTCTAAGCTTACAGCAAATTACGATGGTCAGACACAAACAATGTTTAGGGACACAACACCAGATTATGTTGAAAAAGCTCTCAGAGAACAATATGCTAAGTGGAGAGAGGAAAGACTGAAGGAAACAGAACTTGGTGAACCAAAGAGCATATCTGCATCTTTTGGTATTCCTAAGTATGTAACATATATAACTCCTGGTGGGAAAGAAGAAACAGATCATGATGCTCGTACATCTGCAGAAGATGCTGGACTAATCACCTTTGCAGATCTTGCAGAAAAGCATCTCATCACTGTTGCTACAAACAATGATGCTGTATCTAATGGATCTGTTACATTCAATACACCATTAGGTAGGGTGTTTTTGAAAGTTCCTGGTGGGATGGCTAAATTGTTTAACACTAAATTTTCCAACAAAAAAGCCACTCTCATATATGATGTAATTCATCAACTTGCTAAAAACTCTCTTGAAGATGGGTCTGTGAAAACAGATAGATCACAAAGACTCATGACATGGTTAAAATCAGTGGTGTATTGGGGTATACCAAAGAATCTTCAAACAGGAGAACGTAAAGAAGCTAAATTTAACAGTGTGTTCTTTGAAGATGTTCCTACAGCTGATGGAACCACAGAAACTAGATTGTTTATATCGGGAAGAGGTGCAAGTTTTGAATTTTCTCCAACAGGTCTTGAGCAAAACAGAGACACAATAATTGCTCTCCTGGAGGGAATGTACCATAACGCAAATGCTACATCTCTTAATGCTGAGGGTAAATTCAAACAACCATATTTTGAAATAGTAGGTCTTGACAAAGAGGGGAATCCTATATTCAAAGAATGGAAAAATTATCAGTCCTACCTGCTATCAGATAAAGATGCTGATGGTAAAAAAAGAACTGGTGCGGATATTCCACTTACAACAAAATTCAGACCTCTTAAAGGAGAAGGTGATGTAAATAGAGAAGGTATATATTTTACATTAAATGACACAATTGATGATTACATTATTCCTCAAAAACCTGTTGTAAAATCAGCTCCTGCTCCACAAGCTGCTCCCACTGCTCCTGCAGCACAACCAGCTACAAATTCTTACAAGCTGGATGGTACAATGGAAACTATGACATTGGGTACATTTGGAGATGTCAAGTTTTCAATTGATGGTAAGGTGTTTGCTGAAATAATGCAAAAGCAAATGGAGGAAACAGGAGAACCATTTAAAGTGACAGTTGATGTTCAAAAGGAATTAATTGATAGAGGAGCATTAAATTTTGAAATTCCTGAAACAGTTGAAGATGCTGTTGACAAAGCTAAAGGAAAAGGAAAAGATTTTGCAAGGGCGGTTATTGTCACTTCTATAATAAAGAAAGCATCTACTTCTGTAAAAATAGAAGTTCCTTCTACAGGAATTGCTCCTACAGCACCAGCTCCTACAGCTCCTGTAGTTTCTGATATAGAAGCTAATCAATTAACAGCAGAAGAAGCTGATTGGTTATATAATAACATTAAACAAATTACTGATAAGTATAATAGTTCTACACTAGCTGATTCAGCTGATCCCAATTTAAAAACACCTTTAAAATTTGGAGATACTACTGTAACAGCAATTGAACCTAGGGCTGGTGATAAATCTTATATTTGGTTTGAAAGACCAACAGGTAAATGGTTAATTTCAATTGATGAAAGAGATGGTAAACAGTATTTAACTTTGTCAAAATTCAATGACAAAGGTACGTACTATGCTCAGAGTATTTCTGAAGAAGAATTACAGAAACTTGTTGATACATCTGGATTAAGAAGTTTAATAGATTCTATATATAAGGATACTAATATTAAACAACCTGAAACAAGAAGAGACCAGTTTGAAGCTCAAAACGCTCTTCAGCAAAAGTATGGTTTAAAAAGAACATATAAAGATATTGTTAAAGAACTAGCTGCTTTAGAAGGAGCTAAACCTACTGCTCCTACAGGAGGAGCATTTGCAAACAGAAAGAAAGGGAACAATGTTGATAATGAGGCATACAGGTTGAAACTAGCAGAAGAAGCAAATAGATTTGAAGGAGAGAATTGGACTAAACTAGAACAATGGCTTAAAAAGAACTTTCCAAACATTCCTGTATATAGAGTGAAGAACGTGCTTAGAACAACAAATGGTTTACAGGCATGGGGTAAGTTTAGAGATGGAGCTATTTACATTTATCAAAATGCTGAGGTGGGTACAGCCTACCATGAGGTGTTTGAGGCTGTATGGAAAATGTTTGCTGATGCAGATGAACGTGTTGCTGTTCTTAAAGAGTTTAGAGCAAGAAAAGGATCTTACACAGATGCATTCACTGGTAAACAAGTAGAATATGCTACAGCTACAGATCAAGAAATAAAAGAACAATTAGCTGAAGAGTTTAGAGACTATGTAATGTCTGGTAAGATTCCTGCAAAACCTACAGTGGGTAAACCATTCATTCTCAAGCTATTTGCTGATCTTGCATCCTTTATTAAGGAGTTTTTCACTGGTGTGAAAGCTCAAACAAACACAGCTAATCTATTTGCTAAAATAGGAAATGGATATTACAAAGACTATATTCCATTTGAAACCAATCTATCTTACGCAAAAACAGGCATTATTGATATAGAAGATGCTCCTCCAACAGTTGAAGATGAGTATAGACTGGATAGAGTTCCTGGTGTACAAAGAGGTGAAATCATGCAACACATGACATACACCCTTTTGTCTAGTCTCAGTAAGACCAATCAAAGCATATTCCAAATATCTAAACTTGGGGCTAAAAAGAAAGAAACATACGATGATCTTAGAGAGAATGTACTTGATGTATTAGGAAATAAAGCAGACTCGTATGATAAAGATCTTAATGAGGGTTTAATTACAAAAGAAGTACATGCTTCTAAAGTGGAACCTATTGCAAAACTTTACAATGAGGTGCATGATAATTGGGAAGAGTTTATTGAAGAGCATGAGGATTTCTTAAAGCCTTACGGTATTGAGTTTGATGAGAACGATGATCTTCAATTAACAGATGAGAACAAAGTTAAAGAAAGTGACTTCATCGATGCTAGAAAGGTAGACGGATTTAGAAAAGCAAATGCTGCTATTAAAATGTTGCTTGCCACTGTTCCTATTTCTAGAATTGTAGATGGTAAACCTCAAATAGTTCCTAATACAATAGGTGGTGCCACTCTTCTTCCTGCAGATAAAGTGTTCATCACTCTGAAGAACGAACTTTATGATGCTACCAACTTAGACACTATGTTGGAAAAGTTTAGGAAGTTTGCTCTAAACAATCCTAACTACTGGTCCCTATACAGAAGACTTACAAAGAATCTTCCTACAGAAACAGATAAGTACACAAAGGTGACTGCTAAACACGACTGGCAATTGATGGGTGCTTTCTGGAAACTTATGAAAGGACAGAACCCTGATGTAAAAACAGTGTTTATTCTTCCTTCTGGAGATGTTGTTGTAGGGGATGCTAACTTATCAAGTGATGCTGCTCAGGCTAAGTATGACTTCATGAACGATATTATTTCCAAAATAAGAGAAGGAAAGAATAAATATATTGTCTATGGTCTAGATACAAAAACATTTAATTCTACAGATTCGCTAAAAAGAGTAGAACTAAATCCTTCAGAACTAAGCACTTACACTAAATTCTTAAATGAGATAGGTATTGACTTTGATGTAAAAGATGCAAAGAAACTAAGAGGTAATTCAAAAACTCTATTTGTAGAAGCTGTGAATGGTATTAGAAACAGCATGATTAGGATGAAAGAGATCAAGTCTCTTACCAAGAAAACGTTAGACATGGACAAACGTTTAACGCAACTTGGAACAGTTCAAGCGGCTATAAAAAGTCCTGACTTTGAAAGTACATATTTCAACTTGAATGGAGAACGTGTACAAACCTATCTTGGAACTAATGCACTAAGTAATTTACATGATGTTATATCTACGCTAAAAAACTTTAGTGAGCTGGCTGGTACAAAATATAGCTATCTACTTACAGATGTATTTACATCAACAGTCAAAGATGGTGCACCTGTTCCTGGAGGAAGTAGCATGGTTCTTAAGAGAATGTTTAATATTGATGGTGGTACAGGAAACAGAATAGCTGGAACTGAAAGTATCTTGCAAACAGCTTATGTAGATGGTACGGTAAATGAGGAAAATGGTAAAAGCAAAGAGTCTTCAAAGTTGAACTATAGAGAGCGTTTTCTACAAGAGATAAATCTTAACTTGAATGGGTATTACTTAAACCTTGTTCCTGGAGATTCTTCTCTTGAGCATGCTGTAAAACTTCACGAACCTGAAGATCCTTTTATCAGTGAAGAAACTGTAAAAGCCACTGGATTGCAAAAAGCTGTTGAAATATTTGCAGACTATTTTATATCTGAAGTGGAGCTTGCAAGAGATGGTCGTAAGATTGCAAAGGTGGAAGGTAGAACCAAGAACGATCTTAGATTCTTTAAATCTATTCTTGGAGAAAAGCTTCATAATCAAATTATTTCAGAAAAGAACTCAAAGTATACTTCTGAAGAGTTGTATTATGGCAAGGGTAATTTTAAAGGATATAAAGCACAAATAGATGCTGCTGTAGAATCTTTCATAAACAATGAAGCTAAGCAGACAGAAGAAATACTAAAAAAATACGGAATAGTATATTACACAGAAGAAGGTCTTCAAGTGGACGCAATAGAGTTTTCTGAAAAGGAAAAGTTTACAGAAGAAGATCTTGCTAGAAACTTGAAAACACTTAGTGCAAACTATATAATCGCAAATATAGAGTTGCATAAAGTTCTCTACTCAGACCCATACCAATATAAAGACGAGCTTAAGCGTGTTAAAAGTTTTAATTCACCTAGACAAGCATTAATGGATTCTGATGATGTAAACGTTGCCCTGGAAAAGACCTATAACGAGGGTTATGAACCAGGAGATGCTGGATATACAGAAATGTCGAGAAACTATCTG